GGTATACGTTCTATGAGATAGTAGATTTACATTCTGTTGTACCACAAAATGGTAAATATCAGATCCCATATCTAGTAGTTCGCTAATCATATCTGGTTGCTTATAAATAGTAGTCCATACTTCATCATCTGGAGCCGAGAATACTGTCATAATAAATAGATATAGATTGACTGCATTACGAGATGGATTCCTTCTAGTTTGGAATTCAGATACCAAGTCTACAACATAGTTAGATTCCTCTTTAAGTAATGCGTAATGAACTATCCAAGATGTACTCATATTAGGGTAATATCGAATAGTCATCTTATCAGCAAATTCACTCTTAGAGAGATCTTCTGTATTATGGTGACCATCTATCCAGATTACTCGCTTACTATTTTCTATCAAAGCAGTTAGTCGGGCAATAGACTTCGGATTATCCTTAAAGAAGCCTACACCCAACACAATAACTGTATGATCTTTAGTAGCTAAACGTGTAATGTCGGAATGAGAGTATTTATAATTAACAAGAATTGTATTGGATGTATCATCACAAAATTTCTCTCTATTATTGTAGATGATGTTTGCTGCAAACATACAATCCTGATTGTCTTGATAATAAATTATCATTCTCTCTCACCTGCTTTTCTGAAGTTAGAATACGTATTGAGAAATGTCAACGTCTTTCATCAATTGAATCTTGTCGTTTTCAATCTCTTTAATTTTCTCGATTTCGTATTTAACGTCATCGATCGTGTACTTAATCAATACACGGTTACCTTTACTGGATGGATCAAGAGTGGAGTTAAACAACTGATCACCATTCATCTCACCTAACCCTTTATATCGAGTTACAGATGGTGGAGTTAAGCTTTCAAACTCTTTCATTAATCCATATAAAGATACTTTAGTTCCATCTACTACGAATTCAGTAGGAGACTTCATAATACATTCGATAATATACTTACAAGCATTTAAGAATGTATCACTGAAGTAGATTGTTTGGTATTTAGAGTCAACTAGACCTTCAATACCAGTCTTAGATACTTTCAAGAATTGGTATCTTTTTTCAATAGATTTCTTGAACTTAGCAGAACCAAGTTCAACACCTTGAGTGTGTAATACCAAGATATATTCTAAGAGATGAACATCAATTGCAAAAGAGTTCGCAATCGCATCAATATCTCGAATATAGTTTGTGTTTCTATTAAGTAAATCTACTACATCAGACTCAGTTAACTTAACCTTATTGGATAAGGATAGTTTATGAATCTTGAAGAATTCTTTTTGTAGATACTTATTATACGCTGTACGGTCAGTGAAGTACTTCATCTTACCGCCAATCTTAGCACCATATAATGGTGGAACTGCAGCATATAATCTACCAGATGTAATCAATGGTTGCATATACATCAAGAAGAACTTCAATAGAAGACATCTAATGTGTGCACCATCTGGATCTGCATCTGTAGCGATAATAATCTTTTCCCATTTACATTTCTCAATGTCAAATGAACGTCCAAAGCCAGCACCAATAATAGCAGTGATTGCTGCTACTTCTTGATTGGCTACAACTTTCTCTCTCGTAGCTGCCATTACATTGACAATTTTACCTCGAATTGGGAATAGACCTTGGCATGTATTATCACGGTTGTTTTTCGCTGGACCAACAGCGGAATCACCTTCCATGATGAATAACTCTAAATTTTTCTTACCAGTCGGTTTAACAAACTTCTTAGGTAGACCGCTAATGGAAGATACTTCCTTAACTTTAACCTTAGCACGTTCACCCTCCGCCTTGGTTCTGATTTCTGCTATATCTTTGAAATACTTACAAATCTTTTGTAGGTCATTATTGTTACGCTTAGCCCATTCTTCTAGGCTAGCTTCAGTAAGATCTCTAACAAAAGGTACTAAGTCAGCATTAGAGATAATCTCTTTAGACTGACCAGTAAACTCTGGTTCCATGTGAGAGCAAGTTACAATTGCTCTAAGACCAACACGGACATCGTTGTTTGTAATAGTTAACTTACTCTTTGCAGGTAAGTAGAACTTATTCATATAATTTCTAAAGTATTTGCTCATACCAGCAAGAAATCCTTCTACATGAGTGCCATCTCTTGTAGGGCAAAAGTTACCGTATGAGTGGATAATTTCATTATCATCCGCAGAATCAAAGGTGAAAACAATCTCTGCTTTCATCCATTTATCATCACGTAATGCACCGAAGTGAATTGGCGTAATAATCGGTTTATTAATGATCGCATTAAGACCATCCATCAAGCCATCTTTATTAATGATGGTTTGTTTAACTTTACCTCCATCGATCTTTTCACCAATGAAGTTAATCTTAGCACCTTGTTTAAGCAATGGCACTAATGAGTTAATTAGACGTAATACGTCTTCACAAGTCACTGTAGTTTGACCCATAGTTTGTACATAAGGTCTAAATGTAACAGTAGTACCTTGTTTGTCTTTAACAGGTGGTAGATCTTTTAGCTTAGCTGTAGATGCATCACCGAGTTTAAACTCAGCTCGTTTACCTACACCGAGGATATAAGAATCTACAATGAAATATTCAGAACACGCATTCGTTACTTTAGCACCAACACCATGACGGCCAGAGGAGAATTCCCCAGGTTTCTTATCATAGTTTGAAGATGTATGCTGAGAAGTGAATACGCGAATTAAACTATCATGTGGGATACCACGACCATTATCACGTACTGCGAATTCTTGGTCTGGTTCACTAAATGCTACCCATATTTCAGTACATGGGCTATCATCTTTCATAAGCTCATCAGCTGAGTTCTGAAAGATTTCTCGAATCATATTGATAAAGCCTTTGTTACCAGTATACCCTAAGTATTGAGTTACCGTTTTCCTAACAGCTTCAGCGAAGTTACTAATAGTCCTAATTTGCTTATTGTAGGACTTGATCTTTTCGATCTGTTCTTGTGTGTATGCCATATCAGGGTCCTCCTACTTAGCTGTTATCAAAATAATCAAAAAATACCGACAGGCATATGCCCATAGGCCAGAAGACCTATGGGCTATATATGACCAGGGGTAATTTCTTATTTAGATAGTCACCTTAGTTTCAGTAGTTGTAGTTTCTGCTGGAGCTTGAGGTGCTTGAGGGGCTGCCATTTGTGGAGCTGTTTGTACAGGAGCTTGCATTGCCATTTGAGGTGTCACTGCAGGTGCTGCATAACCATTAGCAAATGGGTTACCCATTGGTTGTTGTGGCATCACTGGAGCTTGTGGAGCTTGAGTGAATGCACCGAACACTTGACCAGGAACTGGTTGTTGCATTTGCATACCTTGTTGTTGAGCTGCTACCATGTTAGGATCATAGTAACCTTGTTGAGGTACTTGTTGAGTCATCATCATAGGAGCAACTGGTTGTTGTTGTTGATATACGTTGTAACGAGCACCGAAGTTGCCGTTTACGATATCATTGTATGCATCGAAACCAAAGCGGTTGAATGCTGGGTTAGCATTAGGTGTCACTGTTTGAGTGTTGCCAGTTTGTTTAACAACTTCAGTGAAGTTTTGAACCGCCATCTCATATAAGTTTGGAGCTTTCTTCAACAATGGGATCATCATCATGTAGTCCTTATAGAACTCTTCATCGAAGTTGATCGCATAAAGTTTCATTTGCTCCAAGAAGTTTGTCAAGTTATTAACACTTGCTTCGATATCTTCTTTAGAACGGATAGTCATATCGAATTCTGCACCACATTGGGAGCATTTTACGATATTACCACCACCGATTGGGTTGATTAACAATTTTACATTGTTTTTATGTGGACATTTAGCACGAGCCACATCAACTGGATCGATGTTCATATTGAACTCGTTCTTTTGTGGTTTTAACAATTCCAAGTCCTCTTTTGTCATTGGATTAGTTACCTTAACATCGCGGAACATGCTTTGTGCTGGCATTACAGTGCCATAAGCTGGTGCACCGAATTGAGGTGCTGCGAAACCATAACCCATCATAGGGGCTCCGAATTGTTGACCAAATTGTTGTTGTTGATACATAAGTACCCTCCTCTGTTAAAATATTTTAAATAAGAGATTGTATAAAAACTAACCTATGTGGTGTAGTCATACACGTTAATAATATACAATTATCGAGATGTTTGGGGTATGATATTTTAAAATATCATACCCTTTAATCATCGATTTAGTGAACTATTGTTGACGTTCACGAATTTGCTGTGCAGTTACACGATGCTCGGCTTTAGCTCTATCTTCTTGCATTTGAAGAACGATTTGAGCTTTAGCATCAAGATCAGCTTTTTGTTTTTCAATTTCCTCAACAACTTCTTTAGGAGTAGTATTGAGGTAAGAACGTAAATCAGGATCATCAAATTTATTGATGAAGTTCTTGATTTGATCGTCTGTATAGTTGAATGCTTTTGCGATAGGCTGAATAGACTTACGCGTAGAATAAGCAATCATATATTGGACCATATCAAAATCAGTGATGATGATTTTAAATTTTACACCTGGATGATTAACTTGATCTTCGTTAGATTTAACTGCTACGATCATGTTATTACCATCATCCCATTGTACAAACATATCACCTTCATCGATGATAATACCATTATCACAATATAAACGGATTGCTATATCATCTTCGGTTGCTCTTAGCTTATCACGATAAGCTTTTAGCTGTGTTGCATCCATTGTCAGTTCTCCTTTTATAATATTCATTTGCACATTTCACAATACTATCTGGTGCATACAGTATAGTTACTGCAATGTTTGGCTTCTCGAATAATATCATATACTGACGATAGTACACAGCGAATCTATCGCTTCTGGTATGCTTATTTGTAAAGGACTTCATAAGCTTATATAGCTTAGAAGTAGGATCTAAGTAGTCCACATAGATCCCATCATACAATGCATTTTTTACTAGTCTACTTACACCTCTTTTTGGGAGTCCCACTCTATGCTTAGCTCGATTATAGAAATGATCAGAGATCTCATAATCTACGCTGTGCATATGGATCCCGTGCGGACATCGTTAACTTCTTATTCCAGATAGTAGATTCCGCGATGTGAATACTTTCAGGGTTAAAGATACCAGACATTAGATACTGTTTGAACTCTACCAATGCATCAAGCAGAATGCTGTAGATTTGAGCATTAGAGTGGTGATACTGATAGAAACGTTGTTCAATAGGACCATAGTTTTCTGGTAATAAACCCTGCATAGACTGCTCTGCATTTGCACCATAGAAATGGATTGCTCCACTTGTAAAGATATGGTAGTTTGCATTTGCACGAGCTACAGAAATAAGGCTATCTAATAGACGATCAGACTTAAAGTATTCTTCATAATCTGGAACGTTGATATTAGCATTAGCCAAGTCATTTAAGATACGGTTAGATAGATTCTTAACTTCATTGAAGAATCGATCACCATATTTAGAAAGGAAATCAGGTCCATACTTTTTGATCTCACGATCAATAGCATTAGGACGAGGTTTACCATTCTTATGAATACTAAGAGTAGAGTTTCTCTTAGATAGTTTCTTTTCTTGTTCGATATCAATCTTAGTGATCTCTTTGAATCGATCAAGATAGCCACGTCTATAATAGTACTCAGCTTGGCTTTGAGGTTCTGCATTCCACTTTGGAATCATAGGTGACTGACCAGCTTGAGTAAATTGAGCTACCCAAGCTTCTGCATCAGTCTTACCTTGATTAAATGCAGCGGTAAATGTATCTAGGTTTTGATTAGACATCGTATTCATCCCCTTCCTCTTCAAGACGACTAATGTCCTGAAGAACTGAACCATTCATAACCATATGAATGGCATTATCATAATTCTCTCTTTCTACTTCAGAGATACCATCGATTTCAACTTGGGATTCAAGATAAGATTGAATATCAAAGTCATCTTGGAACCACTTGTTTCCATCTTCATCTACTATAGTATCAAGATAGTGCATGAATTGCACTAGTGAAATGAAGCCATCGTAATCATATGGTCGAGTTTGCCATGAAGAGATCTTAGACTTCTCAAAGTCAATAATATCTACATGCTCGATAATATACTCACGAACAGCTGTTTGACCCATTGCAAACTTAAATGTCTTCTCTTGATCATATCCATCAATGAAGAATATGAAGAGAGTATACATTCTATCTTCTGGGTCTACATTAAACTTGCCATTCTCATCTGGCGTAATTGGGAATGCCAGTTGAAGCGGCAATTCAAAAATATTTCCGTTATCCATAATTAGTTTCCTCCTTTGTGCATAATATACTAAAACATAATCTAGGATCACGTTTATAATATATGCTCTTAGAAGAATTTAGGCTTCGGTTTTACATATATCATGAAATTCGAGAACCTAGTTATGCCTGTATAGATGAGATTAGACATAATATCTCTATGTAAGAACTCTTCCATAAAGATACCATGGCTATATTGAGAACCTTGAGATAAATGTGTTGTAATAGCATAAGCTAATTCAAACTTATCTGCTTTATTATATGGGTTCCTCTTGAGAAACTCTCTTTGGTCTTGTGGTGCACGATAGTATTCTAGATCCATCTTTAATTGAGGGAATAGATTATTACCATCATCTAAGAAGTCTATAGTCATTTCCTTAAGGTCTTTTCTAATAGACGTAATATCTGGATGGTTTCTAACTAACCCACGTAGACCATTAACAAGATTAATCCCATTAACTTCAATAGACCAGTTATTCTTACGACAGATTAGTGGTTCATTGAATGTAGGGTATTGAGTTCTTATTCTCAATATATCTTGTCTAATATAGTTATTCACTTGCTCTCTAGTCTTATTCTTACAGCATAGTATTACACTAGCATTCATTACCATTCGATCAGTTACTTCATCTTCCGGAATAACGATAGCGTTATTATAATACCCGAATTGAATTGGTAATCCTTTAATGGCTCTGTCTGCTAAGTATACAATACCAGATTGCTCAGCTTGTCTCATAATTTGGTCTAATCTATAGACCTTACCTGATGTTAGGTATCCCGGTTCATCTCCTACAGGTGGTAACTGATTAAGGTCACCACAGGCAATGATCTTGATACCGAATGATTCTATGTCACTTACCATAGATCTTGGTGTCATAGACGCTTCGTCTATGATTATAAGTTTAATATCACGGAGATACTCTTTTTTAACCCATTTAAGACTAGTCCTAGGTTTATTAAAGTACTCATCCATAACAGGTTTACCACTATCATCTAACATGATACCCTCGGATGGTTCATATATAGATGAATGAATGGTCTTAGCGTTAGTCATACCACGATTACGCATTACAATAGCCGCTGTACCAGTATAGCTCATTGGTAATATTGAATCGAATGGTATATTCAATCGCTTAATTATTTCATTTAACACAACAGTCTTACCAGTACCAGCGGCACCAGTATATTGGAATACTAATTCAGATGAATTATTATACCATTCTACTGCGGCTGATACGACTGCCTCTTGACCTGGGTTTAGTATAAATCCCATAATCATTATCTCCTTTTACGTTTCTTAAGATCTATCTCTGGTGGATAGTCTATTGCTTCGTAACTATATCTTGCTTCACCAAATAACATGAAGTCAATGATTTCCATATACTGTAACGAAGAGTTATAGTACTTTCTAGTAGTAAACTGAGTACCATCAGACATCATTACATGTAATTGACTTCTTGGGTCATTAGCTGGACCAAATACTTTAAAGTAATTGGATAGATAGTACTTATCATCATCCCATTCTGCAATGAAGATATCAAATAAGAACTTCATGATATTTTTATTATTAACTGGGTCAAAGATAATAGAATCACCATATGCACTCTCATAGTAGTCAACTGGCATTCTAAAATATTTACCTTTATAATCTAGGGCTCTAAGATCTCCATCACTATCTGGAATACAGATATTGCGAGTATAGAAATCTTTTTCTAGACCTAGCTTACTTATTAGAGCGTTAGTGGCACCAATTACATTGGTATCCCACATACACATTAATGCATTTTCCATTTCAAATATTCCTCATACCCCTAAACATTATAGTAGCATAATGAATCGAGGTGTTAAATAATGGATGATAAATATAATTCCGATTCCGGTCTTGAATATACCGAGGTAGGTATATTAACTTCTGTTTGTAATAAATACGAGCCTGGATATCAAACGTTTTATGTGCAAGCACTTAATCCGATGAATATGAAGTCTCCAGTAAAGACTACAAGCAAAGTTCAGAATCCAAATATTATCAATAAACAAAAGTTTACAACTGGCAAAGTTCAAACTGGATCTAATATCCTTATTGAAATGCCTAAAGAAGTTGTAAGAAATTTCCCAACGAAATTCGTACCGCCTGGAACTAGATTTACTATAGCTTTCCTTGGTGGAGATATAAATAAACCCGTAGTTACAGGAAGGGATTACGATGGCTATGATGAAAACTATAAATAGTATTCAGGCATTCATCAATGATAAACCTATAATTAGTACTGACTATGCCACTATGTCCTTCACTGAAGAACGTGAGCGTATTCAGTTTGCTGTAGGTAATATAGTAACTGATGATTACTATCCTGAATTGAAAGCTAAATGTGTTAGAGTCCATTTATCAGACGATGATATCATGAAGTATAAATATAGACCTAAGATGTTGGCATATGATATATATGACAATACTGAACTATACTATGTAATACTTAGAGTCAACGACTTATATAATGTAAAGGACTTCAATCTCAGCAAGAAGTATATCTATCTACCATCTAAAAAGGTATTGAAAGAATTCTTAGCTGATGTACATAACTTTGATATTAGAAATATCCGCACATTCAATTCTAATCATGAACTTAAAAGATAATTCTATCTCTATAGGTCTAGGCTCATTGTAGTCTAGACCTATTAAGTATTCCAAGTCCATTCTATGACATCATCAACTAATGCTGGTGTATATCCAGAAAGGTCTTCATCATAGATTAGAGCATTTGTATAGACTATTCTAGGAGCTCCATCTTCAATATTGTCCATATTAAAATCTCGGACTACATTAACCATATGCTGAAAGCTCTCTGGTATATCTACTCCGAGGAATGTATATGTATAAAGCTTTTCTTCGTCAGTGAATTCGTTAAACATCCGTAGATTTGTCTGTAAGATAACTTTAGTATCATCAAAGTTAGCCCCACGGTTGTCACTATTCTTACGAGCATACTCTTCTAGTTCTCTAGCAAATAGAGGACTAACACCATATGCATCTGCTTTCTTCTTAATTGAATCACTTTCCCTAACCTCTTTAGGTTTATCTACTGTTTTCAAAGAACCCCAACTGGAGTTACTTTGTGTTTCATTACCTACAGTTCTAAGCTCATTAAGAGATAGCTTCGTTAGTGGTTCAGATAAATGAATATCGCTTAATAACTCTAAAGGTCTTTCCTTAGAGTATGGGATATAGAAGAATGGCGCTGATTGATTCTTAAAACGTTTCTTAGCATTTGCCATACCAAGATATCGTCTACCATCACCAGCATCTTCTGGAACTAATATAAATGCAGAGTCAGCATTCTCTGTAATCAAAGTAGATTCACCAATGTTAGCTCTACCTACTTTACGTACTAAATCTGCTTCATTTGTTCTTCTACCCTCATCAATTATTCTAGCCGCATCACGGTTTAACTGAGATGCTGTAATAACTGGGATATGTTTAGCGATTGCAAATTCTTTGAATTCATCTACTACTGCACCAAGGGCAATACGCATATCACCACCCATGAGTTTAAAGTCACGTGGTCTAATACGTTTAATATAGTCTTGTACTAAGCAGATAACCTCTTGTCCATTTGCATTCATTTCATCATAGATTGTATACAAGTAGTCTGTATCAACAGAGTTACTTGGTACATATCTAAATTCAATATCTATAGGAGAGTCATTAGTTACTCCAAGGCCATTTTGTTTTAATAGTCGCATGACTTCTTTATGACCACCGAATTCACTAATGTCTTCATCGGATACTAAGATACCAAATACACGTTCCAAGGTTTCATTCAATGTATTTTCCATTGTGAGGAATAAAATAGTTGGACGTTTAGTTGGGTCTTTAGTTACTACATCTTTATTATTGGCTTTGATTTGAAGAGTTAAGTTAAGCAATGTACTAGATTTACCCTCACCAGGTAATCCTAAATAGATATAACAACGATCACTTTCAAATCCACCATTTAAAGATCTATTGATAGCCTGAATACCAGACTTCAATTTAGTAGAACCATCTATAGCTCTATTATACATATGAGCTACAGTTGCTTCAAACTGTTCTTCATCAGATAAAGATAATGATTCAGATACACTACTAACGCTTACATTATCTTTAATCTTACGACTAACTTCAGAGATCTGTCTACGTACATCTTTAACGATCTTATACTTTTGAGTCTCATCTGAAGTTACATAATCACTATACTGAGTATAGATATTAGACATAATAGATTGAGTATAGAATGTATTTCTATGCTCACCAATATTCTTTTCAATGAAAGCTAACTCATTAGCACCTAATGATTCTTCTAGCTTTCTTAATGGGAATAGATTATCTGGGTCTATTCCTTCCATAGCTGCTTGCATAAGGATATCACGATTCTCATAGCCCTTAAGTCTAGCATCTAATAACTGTCTTAGAAATACGTAGGACGTTTTCTCCCGAACTTGTTCTACGCTAAAGTTCTTGGTAGGATCTATCATAGATAATAGTTCCCGCAAATCTGTCAAAACACTCCGGTTGGAAGTGTGAATGGTCTTTAAGATATAATTTGCATACAAGATCATTGATGATAGTGGTAATACATATCCACTACCTATATCTTTCTTTGCCATTTCCAATCCTCACTTTACATTAGGCTATCACTCCTTTAGAAGTTCGATCAACTCTTCCGGAGTAATATAAGTAAATCCCTTACTATCATTGATATATCTACTTAGGATATCAAATTCAGTAAGGCTCTTGTCTGTAATATAATCAAACTCCTTACATTGCTCAAGTACTTCTTGAGATTGTCGTCTAATTATATCATTCTTATAATCACACTTGATAGCAATACTTGGATTATTCCGATAGAATGATTTCAAGATATTGATATTCTCATGCTCTAAAGTAAATTCCATACGGATATTATGAACACCTTGAGCTTGTCTCTCTTTAATGAAAGCAATAATCTTTTGAGGATCATCTTTGATCATCTCATCAAAGTTTATTGTATCATATTTGTAAGAATGAATCTCTTCAAAGTGAACGTAATACTGTCTCGTAGTTATATTATGTAATAGAATTAAATATCCCTTAGGTTGCTCTTCTCCATAGCACCACCTATAAGGTGATCCACAATAATAGAAGTCTTTTTCATAACAACCTTGGACGTGTACATGACCTGATATGACTGGTCCCATGGAATATTTGAAGTTATCCATTCCAAATACTGGACTCGGTGAATCTAAGTCAATTTTATCTTTTCCGTATATAGCGCCTCTAATCGTACCATGCATGCATACCGCATCACAGTAGTTGTAATAAAGCACATTTTCGTAAAACTCCCTTCCCAGTCCTGGCACTTCAGGTATACATAGGATGCGTTTTTGTTTTACATATTCAAATTTTATTGTTTCAATTACTCTTACATCAACAGATGGATCATTCATATATCTATAAAATAGCTTTGTCTGATTTGCATCATGTGATGGAGTACCATGTAATATAAATAGTGTACATTGTTTGACTCGACACAGTTGTACTAGTTCATCAATGAACTTCATAGCATACATAACTGCATCGGAGTTACTCATAAACTTATGGTGGAATAAATCACCATTAATTGAAACCAAGTCTAAGTCTAATAGACTGATTCTATCTATAAACTGATTCTTAAGAATCTCATATTGTTTAGCCGGATCAAATACCCCGAAGTGGATATCTGATATATGGGCTTCCGTTAAAATATTGTCTTTCATAATATTCCTCTAAATGAAAGAAACGAAACCGTAAGGTCCCTTCAAGGGCCTTACATTTTTATTTATTAAACTGTTTTACCAGTAATAAAAAAATAATTCCCAAGGATCATAGAAGACCCTTGGGAAATGGTTTTTATTTTGTTAGCATTTCAAAGCATGTATAGAACTTAGTATCATCAATAGCTGCTGGAGCTAATTTATCAGTAGATGCATAACGGTATCTGATTACGTTATACTTGATAGATTTCTCAATACGACCTAAGTTGTCTTTAAGAACTGCTCTACCAACATCACCATCAGCGAATGTAACTCGCTCATAGTTCTTTAATGCATTCTTCATAGCCTCTTCAGAATCTAGATCAATGAATTCTCTAAACTCATCAGCATCTTCCACATTAGGATCAATGAATTGAACTATACGTCCACTATCAATGATAATATCATCATCGGCTTTAGAGTTTAATCTATATCCTTTAGGAGCAATATCTTCTAATAGATCTTGTACAATTGCTTCAGGATCTGTAGGATCTTCTGATTCAATACGCATAGATAATACTGCTTCATATTTATAGTTATATACATATTCTATATCAGCAGTTGTGGTATAGATAGTACACGTATAGATTGGACGGATTGGATCGGTGAAGTCAATACCAGCAATTCTAGCACGTTCTTCATCGTTAAGACCATAATATGTAATAGGGTCTTCTACGTCATCTCTATCATTTCTCCATTCAACATCAATGAGTTTTGCATTGTCTTTGATTAGATTTAAGATTTGACGTAGTTGTCTAAAAGTTGTATTGTATTTCTTACCAGCCATTTGATTAAACCTCCTTACAATACTTCATTAGGTTAACAAAAGAAGTCATTAACTTATTAAGCATATTAATGAATAGATACTCATCTATCTTATTATCGATTACAAGTTCTCTATCCTTAAACTTAATACTTGAGATGACTTCATTCTTTAGTTTGTTTAGAATACTAAGCGTAATAGTTGGATTGCTTTGTTTTAATCCAATAGTACATACATTAGTATCATTGAGTGCGAATTCAATATAGATGAATCCATCTTTTGAATACGTTATAGGCAGTCCATCATTCATATCTTTCGTATTATGATAGAAGAATGATACTTCTGCAATCTTAATGAATGCTGCCATTTCTCTCATCATTGCATATGATGGAGATGTATTAATCAACTCACTGTAGTACTTACTAAGCTTATACTTATATATAAGCTTAGAGAAGAACCATTTAGGAGTTGGTTCAATAACTTTATCAAAGAACTGATTAGCTAATTTCTCCATTAGTTATCTCCTTTCTTTTTATATTTAACAATAACCCCATCGTCTGTTTCAGTAATACTCTGAACTTCATACATAGTAGAGGTTGCTTGTAAATTTGTTAATCTAGCATCGTATTTCTTATCAACTGGTTTAGCTACCATATGTAATACAATGCCGAAGCATACGATAATAAATAAAGACCAAAGTATTAAAGCTACTAGATACTTACCATTAGTATCAGCAACTTCCCGTCTTAAACTCATATTTCATATCCTCTTTCTTTTAAATAATCTTTAAAATCAAAATCTTGATTATTCTGATTCATAGCAGTTATTGCTAAGATATCCATCAAATCAAAATATATCTCTTTAGCTTTTTCTTCAGTCATGATTTCTCCTAACTTAAGATAGTCTAACTCCAGGTAGTGAATTCATATTGTAAGTATCGATTTCTCTTACTACTTCATTATATAACTTCTTTACTTCTCTATAAGAGAGTGGAGTAAAATTATCTTCTTTAAAACCAATTAGTGTAAGAATATCACATTCCATCTCAGGGGTAGTTAGTGTACGCAAGATTAAGACATTCCCATCTTTTACATACGTACATACGTAGTTAATATCTGGATCACCATCTGCATATGGTACAACTCTACCATTACATGAGATAGAATTGCCATTCATGAATTGTATGTAATTCATAACTGTACCGATAGATTTAAACTTCTCTGCATTATTATGCGATAAGAAGTCTGTCATAACTTTCGGTGCAGTTGCTGTCTCTTTTAGATCTTCAAGAGACAACTCAGGATTTTCTGAATCATAGATTGTAGTATAATCAAATGATTCACATACTGTCACATAGTCAGTGAATAGCTTTTCACCTAAGGTGACAGTTTTATCTAATAAATCTAATGCTGTATTTTCATTATAATCATTTGGTGTCATAAGAACTGCACACCCTTCAATCATATCATCAAATACAAAACTAAATTTAACATTATCTATTCTATTCCATAATAAGACTATACGGAAGAAGTCATTATCAATAACTTCAACTCTTAGCTTATCAAAATATATAGAGTTAAAAGTATCCAGTAATACTGGAGAGATATCATAAGCTTCCATAATATCACCATCTACTTCAGATATATGGCGTCTTATGATAGCCTTTAATCGTTCAAGTTGATCTTCAGGAGTAGTTTTTATTAGATCGATTTGATTTATCGCTTCCATCTATTTACCCTCCTTAGGAATATTTTTAACAATACCAAGTAGATCGAATTCATCACTAATAGCTAAAGTATTACTCATGCTATAGGAGGAATTGATTACAATGATATTGGATTTCACGTCATAAGTAATATAAGTACTGTATTTAGCATTGATCTTAATAATACCATTATTAACTTCAACCCATGCTACACCAGTACTAATCTTAGATACATCTCCACCAGATTTAACGTATTTAGCAATAGCTTCTAATCGCTTAAATACTAAATCATTGGAGAATCTTCTAGTAGACTTAACTGTAGTATATTGATCAAATGAGGAACGTAGCATTTTTGCAATACTAGCATTTGGTTTATATTCACTTTCAATATCTAAGTCATCAAGCATCATGTTAAGGATAAGACCTAGTGCATGATAAGATTCAAATGTAATAATAGAATTAGATTTAATACTCATTACTACATCATCCGATTCATGGATAACTGCAATCTCTACTGCAAATCCAGAACCAATAAATTTAAATAAGATTAGAGTATTGTTGACATTCACTGCGTCAACAAAAGTAATCTCACTACCATTAGCTCCAGCCTTATAGGACCCAATGGATAGTTTATCCTCTTTTACTTTCTTTGCTAACTTAATTAAGCCGTTAGCGTAACGAGAATAAAGTTTGTTTGGATTGATCAATTTCATAGCTGTTGATCTCCTTTCGAATAAAAAATAAAAATAATAGGGATGGTCTTGGCGGGCCTTGATCGTGCATAGGGGGCTATGCATTCTTTTCGTTCATGTTGATATAGTTTATAATGTGTGTCCAGTGAGTGTGGTAATTGTTATAAGGATTGTTAGTCTAGTTAGAGAAGGAGAAAAACAATAGCTGGGGGACAGCTATCATTATATTCATCGGGAGTTACACTTCTTTGTCTAGTTATCTCACTGGGGCGATTTAGTTATTGAGGTATGTTAGATTGCGCGGGGTGTGTTAGAATAATATCGCGCTAATAGGGTTTCTGTGAAGGCCCGCCAAGACCTTAGTAGAAAGGAGCTTACCTATAGGGGAAGGTAAGCTGATATCGATTGCTCGATATCACCTAAATAATATATAGCTAAAATAAAGTTTACCTAGCATTAGTTCTGGTATCTTTATTTAGGCTATCGAATAGAGTGAAGTAAATAGACCCACATATACGGTCTTTTACTATATTATATAGAACTGTAGTATCTAGAGTCTTCTTATCTACAAAGTCCATGTTTCCTATATTCAATAAACACATATATGCACAGACTTCTTTGTCAGACATATATTCATCTGGGACATCATAGAAGTTGTAGTCTGTATTATGAAAGAATCCATGATTGATTAAGATATTCTCAGCTGCTAGCTTAAATAGCTCTACATCTTTATCTTCAATTAGTGTATCGAATAGACTATAAGAATCTACTTCTATAACTCCTTCAAAGTCATAATGCTCTGCATCTCTAAGATACTCTTCTTTCTCAAATCTTTCTAGAGATCTGAAATTGAATTTAGATAGATTGATTAGATCAGCATTTCTTTTATCATCTGTAAACCAATCTTTATACCAATCAGTCTTTCTAAGATCAGTCAATAAAGAGACATCATCTAAATTGATGATATCTTTATATAGTGTAAAGATATGTCTAGAGCTTAATAGTAGTTCTCTATTCAATCTCTCACCAATAAATATAGTTAACGCTTTACCACGATCTCTATTATCTAAGTCTTTCAATTCATAGATCTTAGATAGAGTCTCCTGTAATAGCTCTTCATAAGTTTTATCCATTATAAGTTACCTGCTTTAACGTTTCTATAAATAAAATCCCCAACAGCTAATACTAAGCTATCAGTCTCATGATTATCCATATTAGGATTATACTCATCAAAGTTAATAGTTGTCAATACGTTTTGATAGACTATAGCCATATGAGGAGATTCAATATCCCAAGATAGAGTCTTATCATTATCCACATAAGTTAAGTTATGTAGAATCAAATTAGGATTGAATTCAATTATCTCTTTAAGATTAGCCAATAAGATTGGTATCTTATAGAGATATAATAAACCACATAAGAACGTTAGTGGTGAAGATGTCTTAACTGGGAATATATATTTTTGATCTCTTAAGAATAAATCAAAACTATTTACACCCTCTGGTAGTTTATTGCTATAGAATGCTTCCATATATTCATTCGTAGCTTTATCTTTCTCATATTCAGTATATTCATACGTAATACTAGATAGATCCTTTTCTTTAAACTGCTTTATCAGTATAGATAACAAAGTATTTTCCATTACTATTCCTCCCTTGTTATATGAATGTGATTTGTTTAATAAAAAAATAAAGGAAGGCAGGAGATTTCTCCCCTGCCTCTAGTGTTAGTTATTATTCTTTTCATGAATAGTCTTAATAGCTTTATTAAGGTCTCTACCAGTTGGTAAGAATGTCGTTCTAAATTTAGATGGACGTTCATCACCAACTATTAACTTAGAGATAATATCAGCATAACCATAGCTATCTTTCATAAGACAATCGTATTCGATAGTTTTCTCTTTACGATTAACCCTAAAGTTTGGTAATGCTTCACTCAATTCAGGATAATCTATAAGCTTAGTATAGATAAAGTAGAATTTATCGAATGAGTCTTGTTCAGGTCTACCGTGACGAAACTCAGTAATTCTACCATTTTCATCTTTAATAACTAATGCTGGTAAATGAGTATACTTACCAAATAATGATTTATCTGCATCATAACGTGCTCTTAAGATTTCTTTAAGAGCCTTAAGATCAACAATGATATCAATCAACTTAATATAACGGATGTTTACTACTTGTAGATCAACACAACGTCTTAGACCATTGTAGTTTACTTTAATCAATGGTCGTTTACTTCTATCTGGTTCTTCTTCAATCACTAGATAGAATGTGATAGACGTATTACCACCAAGTCTTGCTTCGGTGATTTTGAAATCGATATCCTTTCTGAATCTAGTATACTTGCAGATTTCTCTTTTCATTCTAGTACGATCACCATACTGATGTCTTCTTAGAATCTCATTCAATGCACCACCAATGTCTTGACATAGCGCTGCAATAGTTTGCAATCTAGGAATATCTTTTCTATCCAAATACACAATAAGTGAGTTCATTATATACTTCCTCCTATAAAAACCTTACCATTTTTAACATAAGCTGCTTTTAGATCATGACATATAATTGCACCCATTTCTTTATCTTCACATACATATTTAGTTCTATTACATTTTAGTTGACGATAATTTCTATCTGAGAAACTATTACACTCAATAGAATTAAATATTGACTTATCATAAATTACAATAGCGTGCTCTTTTTCGAGAACTGGTTTTATATAATCATAG